TTACATCGTCAGCCCATACACCAGTTCCGAAGAAATCGGATACCCATTGTAGTTCACGACGAAGCATCAAACGACGAGTAACGAACTCTGTTGCCTCACGAAGAGGGTTTAGAGGAGCGTCTGCGTTTGCAACAGTTTGGTCATCAACATCTTTATGGAAAGCCCATACATCTGCTGAATATGTTCCTGTTGATAGGTTGTAACCGCCACCTGCGGATTCAGTTCCAGGCGCACGGCGTTGAGCCTCGTCACGGAACCAATCGTTCTTGGTGTAAGTAAAGTATTTATCGCTCTTCTTATCGACAGGAATTACTGGGAATACCTTGTCAGCGATAAAGTTATCTTGGTTCTGTAAATATGCAACCGAGATATTTGTAAGAATTGCGTCCACATGGACGGAGTTAATGTTTGGCTGTGGCATTTATTTTTCCCCCTTATGCCGCTCTGCCTGGATTAGCGCAGTTAATTACGGCTGTGACGATGTTTCCATCTGCCGCAGATTCGGTCAGAAGAGTTCCAACAACATACTTGGTTGTATCAGTACCAGCAACTAAAGCAACTGCCTTACCTGTGGTTCCTGTACCAACAAGTGCGCCTTCGCCGATTGCCGCTCCCGCAACAATCTTTGTTCCACCGACAACAAGCACTTCTGCTTCCTGTCCTGAAGTTGGAGCATTTTGTAGTACGCCGATTGGAATATCAGTAGCGCCTGATGCGGCGACTGCTTGTCCTGATGAATCCAACTTGACGAATGTGTATTGCTTACTGGAAAGGTCGGCACCTGCAACGAGGGTGACCTTTACCGAGTAGTTAGAGATTTCGTATGCCATGTTTTAGGCACCTTTCTCGGATAGGTATTGGCTGTAAAGGTCAGGGTTTTTTGACGCAACATCAGCCATCGCCTGAGCGAATGACTTTGCTACACCCTCTTCAACGGCAGACTTAGCAAGCGTAGTCATACGCTCATAAGCATTGCCTGATTTGAAGTCCGCAGATTTGCCGATTTCTGCAAAAATAGATGCTGATTCTGCTTGAGCGTTTACTGAAGAAAGAACTTCTTCAATGCTCTTTGCTAACTCTGAATCAGTTTCGGACAAACGACGAAGCGCTGGTCCAACTTTCTCTGCATCGAAGTTGAGGTTAGCCCAACCCTTTGCTTTTTCAACGGCTTGAGCATCGGCACGGGCTTCACGCTCTTTGCGTAATTCAGCGGTTGCCTCCTCTGCCTGTTTTCTCAAGTCTTCAATCATCTTAACAACTGGAGCAGGAGCGGACTTCATGTAGTCCTCTTCTTCCTTCTTTGGTTCCTTTGAGTCTTGACCCATCGCCATTTCAACTTCCAATTCAGGCTTTTCTTCCTTTTCGGCGAGTTTGGCTTCGAGTTCTGCGATACGGGCTTGAGCCGCCGCTAGTTCTTCCTCAACGGTTTTTTCAACCTTATCTTCAGTTGCCTCGGTAGTTTTCATATCCTCCATGTTGGAGTCCTCCTCGGTCAGCGATTTGTCGAGAACCCTCTGAACTTCAGATTCGGAGGCTGACTTCATTACAAGCCAACCCTCATGTAGATGCGCTGGATGGTCTACGCCACTCGTTTCCTCGATGGCTAAATTCACCATTTTACGAGTACGGGGTTTTGACAATTTATGCTCCTAACAAACTAGAGGAAAGTCTTTTAGCATAGGGCTAATAAAACTAACCTCGGGTCTTGACAGATGAAGAATACCATAAGTGTAATTCGAGCCTATTTATTGGTTAGTTAGAACCCTTGTCTTTGCTAAGGCTTGAATCAAATTAGGGGCAATCCACATAGAAAATGGATTTTCGCTTTGCCAAAATCTAGCCATCCTGAAGTGGTAGTCCTCTTGGTCAATCTTTGCCCATATAAAAAATGCTTGGGTGTCATTGGGTAGATAAACCTGCAACCCTGAATACCCAGGCGGGGTTGAAACTTTAGTTACGGTTAAATTCATTGCAGTCAGAACATCTACGGTGTCATCAATAATTGTTTTACTCATGTTTTTTTCCTAGGTCTTAAATCCATAGTGTCCATGTACTTCGGGTCATCATAATCTAAATCTTCAAACTCACCCTCAGAATCATCTTTGTATGGAGTGAAATTTGGTTTTAGATTTTTTGGTTCTGAAGAATCTTCTCCCTCAGAGTCATCACCTTGGCGCCAGTCACCATGACTTGATTGGTCATGGTCACCATGCTTCTCAATCTCTACTTTTTTTTTAGAGTAGAAACCTTATGTCCAACTTTAGTGTCAGTTGGTTTTCCATCACGGTATAAAACAATTAAAGCGGCAGGGTCTTCTTCAGTTCCTTGAATGTTAAAAGATGAATCAGGTACATTGATGCGACCTGAACGAGCAATTCTTAAAACTTTACCTTCTGCTTTACCACCTGAAGAATTCCAAGAAACCATATCTCCGACAGATACAGCCTTGTTGAATGGTAACTCATTTACTGCTTTACTAATTGCAGAACCCATACGACGCATAGATTCTTGCACCATAGATTTTGCATAGCCACTTAAACCTTTGAAACCAAACTTTTTTACATCCGCCTCAATCATCTTAAATTCTGCTTCGTCCATACCAGCCAAAGGTCCTTTGCGAAGTTCACCTAAAATTCTAAGGTCTTTTTTCATTTGTTTTCTTCCTTCTTTGGCTTTTTCTTGGACGGAGACATTATTGTATCAATATGTACATCGGAGACTGTTGGGTCGCCTTTTTCAACATCAATATCGACAAATAATCTTTCGGCTTTTCCACCAATAGAGTATCCACGAATCTTACCTTCGCTCACCATTTCCCAAGCCCAAGGCTCCCAAATAACTCCTAGGAAAACTGTGTTTGGTGGATAAGTGTGTTGCATCTCTTGACCCTCGGGGGTTTTGATTGGAACTGTTAGTGAATATGGAAAAGCCATAACTTCTACCCATTCACCAGCAACAACATCTTTGTTATGTTGTAAACGAATACGGCGGTCATTGCTTCTTACATAATCCCAAACTGCTCTTTGTAATTCATCTGAATCTGTCCACTCTCCATGAGCATCTTCCATATCAGGGATATACATTGCGCCAAGTGTGTAACGCTTTTCGCCCTCTGCTTTTTGTAAATCAAATTTACCTAAAGCCTTTGTAGCCTCTTCAGTAAATGCTTGAGGAAAAATTTGACGGGCTACATCTTCAGTAAGTTCCTGAAAATCGCCTTCGCCTTGGCTTAAATATCTGACAACATCTGCATCAGGATTATCTACCCAAGAATTCTTTCTTGAATCCCATCTATCTTCAGTAATAGTGGTATCGCCTACTTCAAAACGATAGATGTTTACCGCTTTGTTGTCTGCGCCTAGTTTTGCAAAATACCGCATACGGCTACACCCTCTCTCGTTATTCTCCACATTATATCAACCCCAGTTGATTTTATCAACCCTGCTTGTTGTGCGGTTTCAAAAGTTTGGACAACTAAAGTTCCGATAGTTAAAAGTTTTGCTGTATTAGCAGGTCTTGGAATTGATTTAGCGGTTTCAGTCATTTTGTCCCAAAGACTTCTGCGCTCTGCATTATCTTTTGACACACGATATTTTTCGTAATCATCATGTAATCCAACTTCTTTAATTTTATGTGATGTTGGAGTATGTAGTTGTAGTTCTACCTTGACACCCTCTTTGCTCAACTTAATGTTGGTGCCATCGTAAGGGTCACCTGCTTGCCAAAAGTTTTTGACTGATTCAACTTTCCAACCAGTTTCTTTTAATGTGTCAAGAGTTTTTTCTACACCGTCTGTGTAATCAGATTCATCAACATTTAATGTGTAGCGAACTGCATCAGAAATTGCGTTAGCCGCTTTCTCTCTATCTCCACCATGGTCTTTTTCTGCGTCTTGGTCAATCTTGCGAGCAAGAGAATCGGTAGATTTAAGTCTTTCAGTAAGAGAACTTTTGCCATCAACCACAGCGAATTCCGCATTTATATTTTTAGCAATACCTTCCATTAAGCCTGTAATTACTGGCTCAACTGCCTCAGCATCTCTTCGTAATCTCTCGGCTTGTTTAACTGCTTCAGGGCTTCGCTCTGCACTTGGTTTTTTATCAGGGGATAAAGCGGTGCGACTAGATGAGCCGTCAGTTTCTCCGCCACTTCCGCCACCAGCCCAAGCGCCATGTGAGGCTTGGTCATGCTCTCCGTGCTTTTTAACTTTGTTTTCATAACGCTCCACCATGGATTCAGCCCAAGCGAATCCTGCATCTCCTCCCCAAGCATCCCATGAAACTCTTCCAGCGCTAGGGAATCCCTTTTCGCCACGATTAAATCCAAGGGCTTGTCCATCAACTTTGTGTCGAGAGAAAAAAGATTTCATTCGTTTCAAAGTATCAATACTTATGTTTTCGCCACGGGCTAATTGACCTGCACGGGTTCTACCAACTGAGGTAAAGCCTCCACCAGCAAGACCAGCCTCAATCCATTCAATCGCTCGTTGCGCCGCTTCTCTAACACCCTGAGGTGGTTTGTAAGTTTCTTCTTCTTTGAAAAATTCTATTTGTCGTAGTCGCTCTTGGGCTTCTTCTTTAGAATCGTAACTTCCAAAACTGCGTGTTCCCTCTTCGTTATAGACAACCCATTTTCCATCTTCTTTTTGAATCTTTTTCTCTACTGGCTCAACTCGCATTTGATAGCCATTGACTGTTAGGAAAGTCTTGATATTGCCAGCGGTATCGCCTGTCTCCTTGATGACATCCAACAAGGTTTCAGCGGGTAATCCATTAAGGCTAGTTAGGTCTACATTCTCGATTGAATCGACAAGAATTTCGTAATTGTCCCAATCATCTTGAGGACGCTCCATCTTGCGCCGAGCCATCTCATTGAGGATGGTGTGGTGAACTTCGATAGTTGCAGGGGTAGCATCAGACTTATGGACACGCTCATGTAGCGCATTGAGTTTCTCAGCGCTTAGATGAATAAGTTTCGGTGCTATATCCGCCATGTTCTAAGAATAGCGCACACTATTCTGACTGCGGTTGATTTCCTTTAAGTATGGTTGAAATTTGAGCCATAATCTCTGACTCATCTTTGTCTGATGCTCCAGTCTCAGAGGTAAATTCCACCTTTTCAGACCATTTGGCATAAGCCTCTTGGATAGCCTTTTGTGTATCTCGTCTACTCATAATCTAATTATACCCCAGTTTAGTTTTTAGCGCTACTTGGCGCTGGCTTTTCACGGGCTGTTCCATCATAAACCAATCCATCCCCATCAAGGTCGATAGGACCTTGTAGAAGTTTCTGCCCTTCAGCGGTCAATGACTTTGTGTATTTCATTCTCAAGTCATACATCAATTCTTTTCCAGCCCAAGTTTCGGCTCCCTCTGTGTATCCAATGTTTGCAAAATGAGCAGGTAGTGGGAAGTCATCCGCTTTCAAATCTTTGACTGAACCAAAAGCAGGGTATTTGTATCCGCTTTCATCTTCAAAATAAGGGCTGTATTCGTTGGTTGCTCTTGACATCAGAGAATCAAACTCAATTCTTTCAGGAGAACCTTCTCTGAAATAGTCGCTCTCTTCATCAACCATAGAGGCAACTCTTTGAGAAATGTTATCTAAATTCTCTGAGATTCTGTCAGGTTTCCAGTCATAACCCGCTCTAGCCCAATGGCGAGCGCCGTCCCATGCTGTTCCAACTTCGATGTAACCAAAACCTTTAGCGGTGTACCAAGCCTCTGATTGTTCAATAAACTCTTTACCAAAACCCGTACCTTGGTATTCATCATCTAGCCTCAAGACTGCGTGTTCAACATTCCAAACTCCATTTTTTTCAAATATGCGACGCTCAAATTCTCCAGCCAAATTTCCATCATCACTAATAACATCTCCTCGAATGTAAATGTTATAGCCGTCCGCACTAACATCACCAACATTCGCACTTAGGGTTACTTCTCTTCCATCTCTAGTTGTTCCAGTATGGCTTGCACCGTAAACATCTTGGAATGAATCGATTGATTCTTGAGGGTCAAAAGAATCTCCCTCGCTTGCTTGAAGGTATTCATCTAGTGTTTCGCTATTAGAATCTACATAATCAGCAACCATTTCATTTTGTACATTTTCGTAAATAGTTGCTTTTTCTTGTTCTGAGTAAACATGATTAGGAAATTCTTCTTGTAGATTTTTTAAGCGGTATTCAACTAATTGGTCAATTCCTGAAGTAGCATCGGCATATAAGTCAGAATCATTTTCTACAACAAGAGTTTTATCTTCATCGGTATATTCTTTTTTGCCTTTTAGTAATCTACTCAATTCATCTTTTGATGGACCAACTTTATCCATAGACTCAATACGAGATTGTTCTTGCTCAGTAAAACCTCTAGCCCAGTTACCGTGACTTGATTGGTCTTCGTGACCTTCATGTTTGAATACGGGTTTTAATCCATAATCAAAATAAATTACTTTGACTCGTTCTTGCCTTTTGCTAACTTCGCCCAAATCTCCTTGGCGTATGCGTCTATCTGCTCGTCTGTCATGTTCGACAAGTCGGGTAGATTTACTGCCTCGAGTTTTTTCGATGCCACCTGTTCCTCCTGTTTCTATCTCTTTTAAGTTCGCTACATCCCATATTGAGATTTGGTCTCTTTCTCGACCCCGAGAGATAGCCTCCCCCTCGTCCTCAATGTTTTCGGAAACATCAAGGTAGACCTGATTGTCCTGCGTATTGTGCCATAAACCGAGGTAGTTATTCGACTGATTGAACTCCGATTTATGCTGTTTTAGATAGGAAGAAAGAATCTCAGCGCCCTTAGCCTCATCAAAGAAATCCTCAGCCTTGACTATCTGAGCGTATTTTTTATCTTTGGCAACCATAAAGCCACCCTTAGGGCTTGAACCATCTCTTAAATCAATGGTCAGACCACCGTTGGACTTTACTTGCTCTAGGGTTGAGCGGACAACATCAGGGGCTACTTGAACTCCATGCGCCCAACTTCCGTGGCTTGATTGGTCATGGTCGCCATGCTTAACAACACTACTCCAGCCTTTTGCATCGTCTGTCAAAGAAAAAGAGTGG